GAGAGGGGCGGTCATCAGCGAATGCAGGCTCACCGCCGGCTGCGCCACAAGCCCAGGGAATGCCAGCTCTGGCCGTCCTTGCTCGTTGATCTTAGACGGCACAAACGTGCCCCGCTGCCCCGGCTGCGCGGTTCCCCACGGGCCGCCTTGTGCCAGGAAGTCCCACAGCCGCGTTCCGAATGGGCGCGTGTCCTCCTTCGGAACCGGGATCATGTCGAGGTCAAACCCCATCGGCAGACGATCAGCCATTGGCGTCCTCCACGGCCTCCAGAATGGAATCGATACGCTGCCGCTCGGCCGCTAAGTCGGACTTGAGCGAGCGGATCTCCTCGGCCATCGCCAGCAGCGCGGCCCCGACTTCCTTGGGTATCGCTTCGACGCGCGTCTCCGTGTGCTTCTCGCGCATTCGCCGGGCGTGCTCAAGCACGGCCCGTGTGCGGTCCTCATGCCCAGTGTGCATCTGCCGTGTAGTCCATCGGGAGGGTCTGCATCAGCACAAACGAGCGAGCCCAGATGGGTTGCCGGAATTGCGCCGCGGCAATCTCCACCGCCCGCCATTCAGCCGCCGTCACCTCACACGCGCCCGTGTCGGTCGCAATTGCGATACGTGTCGTCGTGTCGCCGCTGTCGAGCAGCGCACCGGCATAGGTCGACACCTCACTCCATCCCCTCAGGTCGGCTTCCGTCGTGCCAATCCGATGCACGCCGCGCCCGTCGCCGAAATCATAATCGAACCCAAGGGCCAAGCGTCGATCCCGCTCGCGCGCCACGTCTTCGGCCGTTGGCGCGAGCGGGTTGAACGCAGCTAGCACGGCTTGGGCGGCGGCTTTCTGCTCTGCGGTCGCGTGCGGTGCAAAATCAATCCGCCACGTTGCCGTGTCGGCCATGTTGCCGACACTCAAGCCATCGACGGGACACATGGTCGAGATGGCCTTAATCGCATTGTTTGTGATGCGCGAAATCTGCTCAAGTTCCATGGATCAGGCCTTTACAATGCAGGAGATGCCGCAATTCCAATTGTCGGACGACGCCCCGTAAAAGGTTGCGCCCGTATTCCCTTTTTCAATCGCGGTTAGCGTGCGATAGCCGATACCCACTGGACGCCGCACTTGTGTAACGACGGTTCCAAACGCACCGCCGGCTGCGCCGAATGACCACAGATCGCTTGTGCTGGGGGCACCCGATGACCAATCGATCCCGATGCCGACCGCAGGCGTTGACGTGGCAGTCATAGACTGCACCGTCGACGCGTCTATGGAATCGTAGTTCAAGCCGCGAATGATCTGAATTTCTATGTTTGAATTGGCATTCATTCTGCGCCATGTCGTGGTTGTGTATGCCCAGGATGCTGAGCTACTTTCTATGACATTCGCAGACGCATCAACTCGGTTGTACGCGTTCCACACGAAGAGCTTGGCGAGCGTGTTGTTTCCGCCAATAATCCAGTCAATCTGACTGGACCCGTTGCTGCGCACCGTGCCGACATAAATTCCGTATCTGGCGACAGGCCCATTCGTAATGTCATACTTGTTGACGTAAAACCCTTGCAACAGCTCCAGCTCGCTCGCCGATCCGCTGTGCCGTGCGGTGTCAGAGGCCCACGCCGGCCCGCGCGTGCAGCGCATGGTTCCACCGTCCGACCAAACGAACAGATCGTAGTTGCTGTTATTGGCCACGGCGGCGGGGGATTTCGTGCTGTCGGTCGTGGCCTGTGAGAGCTCGCCGCCCGTGTCCGTCATCGTGAACGTCGAGCCGTTCCACAGCGGTACGGCTCGACCAGAATACGGCGTATAGTAAATCGTGGTGGCGCCAGAAACCGTGCTCGTCATGACCGGCGTCGCTGTGCTCAACGTCAGCCGCCCTTGCGGGGGCGTCGGTATTGACGCCGATCCGTTCGCGGCAGCCGTCACAATGCCGCGGGCATCAACCGTGATATTGGCCCCTGTGTAGCTGCCAGGTGTCACGCCGGACGCCGGCAAATGACCGCGCTCAATTTGGTAATTGGTGCCATCCGATACGATGAGGCAGCCTTGATTGGTCGCCAAAGCCAGAGACGACGCACCATTGATCGTCGAGGTCGTCGGCGTGATTGTAACCGTGCCGGCGCCTTTGTTGACGACATTCACGTACCAGCCGGCGCCGAACGTGCTGGTCGCCTGCGGCAATGTCACTGCGACCGCAGACGCATTCGAGAACGTGATCAGCTTGGCGTTATCGCCTGTGACAAACGTGTACGTCGTGCCAGTTTGAGCGTTGATGGGTTTCACGGCCGTCATCGTGCCCGACACCGTGATCGTGCCGCCAGCACTGCCAACGCCCGAAGTCGACAACCCACCGCCAGCAGTGACCCCGGTCAACGTGCCGGAGCCGGCGCCATCGAGACCCTTGTCGCCCGTGCGATAGAAGCTGACGAACAACGTATCCGCGGCTGAGAACGAGCCCGCGCTGTCGATCACAGCGACCGTCATCGTCAGCCATGTAGTATTATCTGTTACGTCGCTGGTCAAATCGAGTAGCGCAAAGTTTTCAGGCGCGGAGGCTTTCCGCAAGAGGATCTGGCCCCGGTGCGCCGTGGTGGTCGAGTCGTCCCACGTCGACACCCATCCCGACAAATCGGGATTGCCCGTTTCGGCATTAAGCGCGGATATCGCAATCTCAGTGACGCTGCCGAGCGCGGCGTTGTTAAGCCTCAGATCGCCCGTGCCGGGGTCGGCCATCGTCGTCGAGCTATCGAACGTCCATCGGATGCCGCCGTCTGAACCGGCGGCTCCCGTCGCGCCCGTCGCCCCCGTTGCGCCAGCGCGAAACGGGACCAGCGCCAGGCTATCGCCGTTTGAAAACGTACCGTTGCTTGCGACGTGGGTCAGGCTCAGCAGCTTGTCATAAGTTCCGCCGTCCGTGCCGGTCGCGCCCATCGTGAAATAAGCAAACGTCGCAGGGCTGCCGATTTTGTAAATGTAGAGGTTGGAATTGACGGGCAAGGCCAGAATAGCGGCGGCAATGTTCGCGCCGTAGCCATCGGTCTCTGACACATAGATTCCCGTCACGGACGCAACGGTGGCGTCATTATAGCGAAGTTTTCCCGAGCCCGGATCGGCATCCGTTGTGCCGGTGTCGAAAGTGTAGGAAAACCCGGACACCCCGAGTGTGGCCGCCGACGCGGCAGCAGGATTAGCCAGGATGATCCACATTACCGAAACATTGCGAGGACGGGTCTCGTCACCGGACGTTGACCCCGTCGTGCCCGTGGCCGTGCCGGTTGCGCTGACCGTGTGGGAGTGACTGCCAGCCGCCCCCGTCAAGGCCGACGACGTGCTCGCCAGCCACACGGTGCCAGAGCCGCCCGCCCCATAAAGCGCGCTCGAAGTCGGGACGTTATAGGTATGGCTATGGTCTCCGACAGTCGACGTTGTTCCGGTCACGGATGTGGACAACGAGGCGCTATGCGTATGCGCCTCTGTCGCGTCGGCCTGCTTCGTTCCGACCGCATCTCCGGTCGTGCCGTCGCCGCGGTTGGTGCGTGTCGTGCGGTTGGGATCGTTGCTCGAGCCGTTCGCGAAGCCTCGCAAAAACTCGCCGCGATAGTCAGGCAGATTGAACGTCGTCGATCCATCGCCGGCGCCGTAGGTGGTGCCGATCGCCGCGAACAGCTCAGCATAGGTCGTGCGCGAGATCGCCGCGCCGTTGCACTCGAGCCAGCCGGTCGGCGCGGTTCCGATGGGCCATGCCATGACCATGCCGGCCTTGACGATGCGGGCGAGGATGTCTGCCGATGATCCGGCCACCCGCCCGCCCACGATCTGAAACGCACCTGAGCTGGTCTTGTAGACCACCAGCACCTTCTGACCCGACACGATGTCGTTGCGCCCGAGCGCCGACCCGTCTTGTGCTGTGATCGACTTCGCCGGCATGCCGTTGACGGCAAGCGTTGCGGCGCCCGTAATGGTATGGTTCGCCGTGAATCCGACCAGCAGGTTGTCGGTGTAGCTGGTGATCGTCTGGCTGGTCGTGATCGCGAAGGCATTTGAACTGCCGGATGCGGCGATGCTCATGTTACGGTCGCGCAGCTCGCGGGCAATCATCGCCTCGAGCTCGCGCGCGGCGTCGTTGACGGCCCGGAATTGCATGTTCTCCGGGAATCGTGCGGTGTTCCCGGCCGCGGTAACGGCCAGGTCGATCAGCTCTGCCATGGTGGTGTCTATGAAGCCGCTATTTGTGTTGGTCGGGACGCTGTTGATCCTCACCGCCGGAGGGCGGTGGCTGAAGGATCAGTTCACGGGCGGGAACTACTGGGCGTTCGCGTGGTGGATGGCCGGGGTGGGTGCCCTGGCCTGGCTCGTGATGCACGACCACGAGCGCGAAGAGATCAAGGACGCCGTTCGGGCGTTGCTGCGTCGACCGCCTGGGGACGAAGACCGGTAACGAACCGGCGGACGTTGTTCTCGAACCGCACGCGCTGCTGTGCGGTCAGGTTGGCCGATTGCCCGTACTGGATCAACCCTTGGATGATCTCGTCACGGGTCGCGCCCTGAGCGAACAGCATGCGCGCTGCATCCGTAGCAATGCGATTGCGCCGCTCGTTGAGCATGCCCATCGTCAGTGCATTGCCCATCCGATAGAGCGCTTCCACGCCGAGCCCGGTCAGCGTGCTCTGGCGCACACCGCCGAGCACCTGATCACCAGACGTTGCCGGCAGAGGGTAGCGATCTCGAGACGCCAACCGTGGCGCCGTTGCCGACTGCTTCGTCAACTCGCGCTCGGTCGCCATCATCTTGGCTTCCGCATCCATGCGGTTGAGATACTGGCGGGCGCGCTCCTGCTGGCTCAACGGCGAGTTGGCCGTCACCGAGTCCGGTAGGGCCATTTCGAGCTTGCGGCGGTTCTCGTACTTGGCGAAAGGATTGACCACCTGTCCATCACGGGTCGACGTGACTTGCATCGTGCGGACCTTGTTGCGCATGCCCTGTTGAAGACCTTCCCGCTCGGGGATGGTCATGCCCTGCATTTCTTGGGCGAGCTGGTTAGCGCTCAGCTCGTCGCGGAACACCTTATTTCCGAGGTCGATTGCCTCCCGGATGTCTTTGCCCTGACCGCTCAGATTGCGGGCGTGCTCCCACACGCTGATTGGGTCGCGCCCGTTCGGCGTGATCGGGCGGCCCTGCGCATCGCGGGCGATGGCGCCGCGCTGAACAAGGATGCTGTCGACTTCGCCGCGCAAGTCTCTCGACAGGTTGGAGTAAACTCGCTGCAAGTTTGACCCGCGCTGTGCGTCATCTGCAAGCTGATCGACGCCGCGCTTGATGTAGTCCAGCATCATTCCATCGAGACCGCGCGTGCGGTGGGTGCGCAGATTGACGCCTTCTGCTGCCGCTATTTCAACGGCCTTGTTGTAGGCGCTGGACGGGACCCGTTGCAGGATGTCGTTGAGCTGGTTCGTCGGCTCTACGCGGATTGCGCGGAACTGGTCATAGAAGGGTGTCGCCGCTGCGTTGCCGCGCCGCACGGCTTCCCGCGCGGTTATGTCGTCCGCAATCACAGGCCCAATGGTCCTATTGGCATCCTGCGCGATGCGCGACGGGCGCAGATTGGCCCGGTCCTCGAGCGCACGGCGGCCGATGGCGGCACTTTCCCCCGGACGGTTGAACAGGTTATCGCCGTCGCGCATGAGGTTCTGACCGTAATCGATCAGCATCCCATCCTCGCCAAGCAGCGGCGTTTTCTGACGAATGCGCTCCTCGGCAAACTCCATCCCGCCACCGCCCTGGGCGCGAGCCTGGTTTACCGCCTGCATTTGGCGCGCACGGTCTCCCCCAGCAATCACATTGGCGGCGTCGTCAGCGATGAACGCCTCGTTGACGCGCCGCACCGCTGCCGGCTCATACGGTTGGAGCTGCTGCGGCAAGCCGCGGCGCTGGTTCGACACGTACTCGAACGCGTTGCCTAGGCCGCGCGCGACTGGGGGAAGCGCTGCGCCGAGAGCGGCACCAACGCCAGCACCCTGCGCGCCGGAAATCGCCCGTTCCTCGAACGTGTCGCCTTCGCCGGCACCATAGAGACCGCCATAGGCGGCACCCGTGAGGCCGGTATTGATCATCTGCGATCCGAGGCTTTGGCCTCGGGCGAGATTGAACACGCCGGCCGGCGCCGACATCACACCGCCGATGAGCTTCTGCGCCCCTCCAGTCGTCACGTCGCCGATAATGGGCAGCGTGCCGAGCTTGGTGCTTTCCTTGTCGACCTTGCGGAACCGGGCGTTGGCGAGATCCTTGGCCTCCTGATAGGGCATGCCGATCCGGCCGCCGGAGACCGAATGGAGTCCCTGCTGCAACCCGCCCTCGATCTCGTCGATCCATGAGCCGATGGGTGTGCCGCGGACGACGTTGGACAGCAGCGAGCCGGGCGCAAACTTCTCCTCTGCCGCGCGCTTGTCGGCCCATGCCGCCATGGCCTTGCGCTGCGCCTTGGGCTCCATCTTCTCAAGGTCGGCACGGATGGCAGCATCCGGCCGGTTCAAGTCGAACGCAGGCTCTGCGGGCGCCGCCGGTTGAGACGTTGGTGCAGGCTTGTTCTTGATGAAATCAGACATGACGCGCTGGATCGTGCCCGCGTCCGTCCCCTCTGGAAATTCGATTTCTGCCCCGTCAGGAGACCTTACTTTGATCGCCATCAGCGCGGCCTCAGTTGCCCGGTTGCGGGATCAAAAACGTAGCTTCCTGCCGGAACAGCCGCCCCGCCGGCCCCGCCTTGCGGTCGCACTGGCATATTCGGTTCGCCCGCCGCCGCCTTCTGCTCGGCGAGCGCAACGAGCGCCTGCACCTCCCGGCGCAGATCGGCGAGCGCCTGCTTGTATTCCGCTGTGCCGACGCGAAGCTCTTGAAGCCGTGACAGCGACGCCGTGGCCTTAGCGCCTTCCGCCTCGGTAATCGCGCCGCCGCCGCGCAGACCCGCGTAGGCTTGCAAGAACGCTTTGCCCTGCACCTGATCGATACGGGCCGCAGATGCGCGGGATTTTTCGGTGATGTTCGGCAACCACGCGCTCAGACCTTCCGTCATTGCGGGCAGGTTATCGTCCTTCTCAATGGCATCGATGGCGTCCAACATCATGTTCGCGTTGGTGCGGACGGCCGGCAGATCGACCTTGGCCTTGCCGGCGCCCTGGCCTTGCTCAGTCGCCGCCGCCTTACGGAACGCCAGCACCTCGGCCGGAACTGGCGTGACGTTCGGCGGCATCTGCGACGCCACCAGCTTACCGTCGCGGCTCGCCTGCATCGGAACATAATTGCCCTTATCGTCGGTGCCCCACGTGATCTGCTGCGCGGTCTGGCCGTTCATGTCGCGCTTCTGCTTCATCCAATCTTGGAAGCCGCCTGGGAAGCCGTTGTTCTTAGCGTACTGGAATTCGCGGATGTCGTCGGTCGTCGCCGGCTCCATCGCCTTTTTGACCTGCGCTTCCATCAACTGCATCTTGAGCGGTGCCATCTGGCGTTCTTGCTGCGCCTGATCCACCTGCGACTGCATCAGCATTTGACGCATCGGCATCATCGCGCTCTCGTTGGCCAGCCGCTCCCGCGCCATCGCCCCTTGGCTTGCCGCCTGCTCCACCTGAGACTGCATCAGCATTTGGCGCATCGGCATCATCGCGCGCTCGTTGGCCAGCCGCTCCCGCGCCATCGCCCCTTGGCTTGCCGCCTGCGAGCCCTGCATCAGCCCCGTACCGATATTCGGAGCGCCGAGCACAGACGCCCCCATCATAAACAGCGGCGAGTTGAGCACGCGATCGAGGTAGCCCGGCTGCTCCTGAGGGTTCACGTAGGCATTCGAGAGGGCCATGGGTGGCGAAGCTCCTGAGAGGCCGCCGCCGGGTGACGCAAACGACCCTTGGCGCGGGATGTTGGACGTTCCGGCTTCGTAGGCTGCCATGGCGTCCATGAGGGCGGGACGATGCTGCGCGGTTAGCGGCGCGTTGGGGTCAACGCCGAGCTTCGACGCAACCGTCTTGATATAGAGGCCGGTTGAGTTGTTATCGACGTTGGGCGGCGCCCACCGATTGATGATGCCGGCGACCGAATTCAAACCGTGCTTGCGCTCGTAGGTGTCGAGCAGGCCAGCCATAGCCCGCCTTCCGGTCTCGACATCCGGGAAGATCGCCAGACGCCCATCCGACCCAACCGCGCCGTAGCGCTGCGCGAACGGTCCGTAGTTGAGAGCGCCGGGGTTATTGGTGCGGATCGACCTCGGCGCGTCGGAGAGTCCCACGTCAGCCCCACGGACGATAGGGGTTCGGGGCGTAGCCGCCGAGCATGGTCGGACTCATCGCCATCATGCCCTGTGACGCCGCCGACAGACCGCCGAGGCCAGCGCCCATCGCCGAGCCCCCGAACATCCCCGCCATGGGACCACCACCCGTGAACAGCGATGCACCCATCAGGCCAGCGCCGATCGCCGTCTGGAGCGGGCTCTGCTTCTGTTGCGCCGTCGTCGTCCCGCTCGAGGTGCCCGTGCTTTCCTGGCCAAGCCCCACATAGGGCATTGTGAGGCCCTGATACTCGCGCAGCGCGTTCGCGCCCTTGTCCTGCTCAAACTGGTATCGCGCCATCTCTTCGGCGATGCGCTTCTGATCCTGCGCTTCGTACTCGGCGCCCACCTGCCGCATGCGGTCGAAGTCGGCATAATCGAGCGTCGGGGCCATCTGTGCCGCCTGGAATTGGCGCCCGCGCTCGTCCCCGTAATTCTGGTACGCAAGCTGTCCGATGGCGTCGCCGAGACCGCGCGAGGCGGCTTGGACAACCTCGCCGTTCCCAGTCCCGCGACCCGCCCGCGCCCACTGCGCCGTGATCGACGGCAGCACGTTGTCGGTGACGCGCTGCGCCATGCCCTGGAAATACGGATTGCCCTGGCTCAGATAATCGCCGCGCACCGTCGAGTTGACCATGCTTTGAGCACCGGCCGTGGCGCCGTTGCCGGAACGGCCAAGGATGCCCGCGAACGCATCTTGCGTCGGCTGGCTAAAGTTGGCGTAGGTCTGGCCGGGAAAGAACTGCTGTCCCATGCGCTGGTCATACAGCGCCCCGGCCGCCGACAAGCCGCGGTTGACCGCTGGCATCGCCACGTCCCACGGCTTCGAGCTCTGCTGCTGCTTTTGCTCGCTGGTTTGAACCGTCTTGGACCCGCTCAAAGTCGCTTCTCCACAATCGTTGCGATGGTCGCCCAGCCGAGCGGCTTCAACGCCCGCTCCCACCCCGCACGCCCGTTGCCCTCAAGTCGAACGCATCCCTGCGCCCGTGCCCAATCCTCGATCACGCTGACCAGATGCAGCCATCCGGCCATGTTGCGCCCGCCGACGATGGGCAGCGCGCACGTGCGGCCAGCGGTCGAGTCGTAAACCTCGGTACACACGGCGCCGATCGTGGCGCCGTCTTGCCTGATCCCCCACACCTGCCAGCGTCCGTCGAGCACACGCCCGTATATCTCGCCTATCTCGATCGGATGCGCTGCCGCCTGGGCGCCTTGCTCAAGCCACCGCCACAAATCAGGCCACAGACGTTGCACCGCATCCAGCGGCACCCGCACCAGCCTAGCGGATGACGAGCGCGGTATAGGTCTCGGTCCCGCCGGCTGATCCGTGCGTGAGGGTGAACCCGACGCCGGCTGTTGTGGCTGACCAGTGGACGGGGAGCGCTCGAGCTGCTGCATTGGTCGGGGTGACGAACACCTTATGATCCGCGGTCATGCCGGTGTAAACGACAACGGTCGACGTGCCGGCCGTCAGCGTGACCGCTACGAATGCGTAGTCCTTGTCCTGGCCGCGCCGGAACGCCTGCATGAGCGACAGCGCCCATTGGTAGAGTTGCGCGGCTGAGGCTCCGGACGGCGGTTGCCAGAGATTGGAGCTCCTACCGGCCACCGGTCGGCCTCACCGTCGCGTGCACCCCTTCCGCCCGACGCCAAGCACTCGCCGCTGCGATCTGAAGCCGTGCCCGCAAGAACCGCGCATCCACCCGCTGCGGACAGTAGCCGGCGCGGTTCATGTTCGTGGGGTTGGAATACGTCACGCTGTCGCCCGGTAGCGCCGACCGCTTGCCGACCGCGCACGAGATCGCCGTCGATGCGAAATCCCCCACCGGCCACAACTCTGTGACGAGTGCGCGCCGGCCTGGTGCCACCTCGAATTCGCCCGTATCGATGATCGCCTGGCGGTTGGCCCCGGTGTAAGTCCCCAACGTGTGCGACGTGCTCGCGACGCCGGCCAAGAGGCGCCTTTTTTCGTCAAACACGTTGGAGTCGATATTGATGCTGTCGAGGTTGGAGCTGTCGAGGTTGTCCGACGGCTCGTACAGATGGAAATTGTCCACCGTCAGCGCCTCAACGGGCAGATCCAGCAGCAGTTCGAGCGACGTGTCGTCGTGAGTCCATCGGCCGTCGCCAATCGAGTAAATCAGCAGCTCGCTGATCTGCGTAGCCGATCCGGTCGGGATGCCAAAAACGACGAGTTTGTTGATCGTATCGACCGCGGCGCAGATGCGGTGTCGATAGCCGTAGTTGAGGTTGCGCACGTAGTAGTCATCGACCTTGCCGGCGCCGATGGGCGTTGAAGCGTTGCCGTCGAAGGCATAGAACCCGTCATCGCTCACATAGAAGATCACGCGCCCGAATTTGATCGCCCCGAACGCCGAGACACAGCCCCGAGCGCTCTCCACCGCATCTTGGCCGAAGTCCCAAATGACCGGCGGCCCGACATAGACCGCACGACGGATTGCGCGCTCTTGGAAAATCGCTGCGTATTCCCCGCCGACGATCGTCTGGATTTTGCCTTGCGCCTGGTCGAGCGCCTGTGTGCCGGCTTGCGTCGCGGCAGACGGAGACCAGCTCGTGATGTTGTTGAAGGCCGACCAGTAGACCGTAAAATCCTTGCCCATCATCAGGAAGTCGTTCACGCGCGCCACGCACGTTGCCTGGGGCGGCGACCCGCCGAGGTTGGCGAATGCCGACGACACGCCGAGCTGATAGACTTGCGGCGCCGTGCTAGCCGCGACCGCCACCACATACGAGCCGAACTGCTCGAATTGCCACCACGCGTCCGTCGACACGCTGTAGCCGCCCGACAGGCTGACATCCGTGGCCGCGCGCGAGACCAGCTTATAAAGCTTGGTCGCGTCGCCCATGAACAGCGCACCGTCGCCCGCGCTGTCATACACGCCCTTGGCGCCGAGGCACGTCGCGGTCGTCTTGGCGTCGCTGCCGTAGCTCGAGAACGCCTTGAACGGGGCATAGGCACCAGCAATCGAGATCACGCCCTTCGCCTCGAGCGCGGCGTTGCGCCGGTCGGGCTGGTCCGGCGTCCATTCGCCGAGCTGGATCGCATCCGGCATCAGACGTTGCCCCACGGGGCGATGCGCCCAATTGCGACCTTGGCGTAAGTGCGCCGGCGCAGGTTCTCCAGCGCCTCGGCCAGACCGCGCTCGGCCAGTGCCACGCCGTCAGGGTCGCGGGTGATGTCGCGATAGATGATGAGCTTGGCCTGCTGCCGGATCAGCGCCTCGCCGGATGTCATCCAAGCATTCGTAGCGCCGTCCGATGTGAGAGTCGGTAGCGACGCAAGGCCAGAGATCGTGCAGGCATAGGCCGCATCGGGGATCGGGTGCAGCCGGATCTTGTCCTCATAGATGCCATAGGCCCACGGCTGGCCGGTGTAGGTCGCGGCCGGGCTTTGCTGGTCGTCGAGATAAGCTTGGCTCCGTTCATGGAGCGGATACGGCTCGTTATTGTAGGTCAGCGTGAAGCTGTCGATCTCGATCAGCCCCTCGCCCGTCTGCAACGCTGTGCCATCAGCCAGCGTGAGCGCGCTTATCGCATAGTATTCTTGGGCCGCAACCGTGGTCAGCGCGAACCGCTTCTCGTTGAACCAAAAACGCTGGCCGGCCCATGTCTCAACCGCCGTCGCAATGGCTTCGCCGATCTCGGTCGACAGATCGTCTCTAACGATCTCTCTCGCGATCCGGGTCTTCATCGTGCCGAGGTCGGACATGGGCCGGTTCAGTCCTTATGCGTGCAGGTCAGGGTCGAGGATGTATTCGACCCACACGCGGCCGACGCCGGCCGACGCCGACGCCGTCGACACCACGACGGCCTGGATCGTCGTATCGGACGTGTACGGGCCGGCGTCATTGGTCGTCGCCATTTCGTCCGTCGCGATGACGCCGATCGTCCCGAGCGCAAGATCGGTTGCGAATCCNNGTGTTCGTGGTGTCGCCGTTGAATGCGGTCGACACCACCACGCCACCACGGATGACGGTGCCGCCGATCGGGACAACGCCGACCGTAATGGTCGTGCCGGCATCGGCGAACGTGAAGTCCTTCGCGATGTAGTGCACGACGGGCATTCGGAGGTTCGTTCCACCAGTAGCCATTGAATCATCCCTCCTTAGTGGGCCGCCGCGTAGCTGGTCATCGTGATCGTTCCGAAGTCGAGCGAGTTGAAGACCGACTTCTTGAGACCACCGATGCAACCGGCTTTCACGCCGAGCTGATTGCCGTAGTCGAATAGCTCCTCATACCAATCATATTCTTTGAAGCTGTGGCCCTGGCCGAAGCCCATCACGCATGCCTGCGCGCCGCACAGCACCGCGCGACGGGTCGAGGTCTGCGCCGCGCCGGTCGACGAGTGCACCCCGTTCGGGATGCGGGTCGATTCGTGCAGAATGACGCCATTATAGACGCCGAGCGCGCCGGTGAAGATCGGGTTCTCACCGACCTTGCCGCCACTCATCGCCGCCTTCTGGATGTCGAGCCACTGGCCCGTGCTGGTCGACGTGCGCAGGTCATAGACCTGGTAGGGATGAAGGAACGCGACGTAGTGCTTGTTTCCGTTGATGTTGATCGGCCGAATCTGCGGAGAGGCGACCTTCGCCGTCTCCACCGCTTTGTCGATCAGCGCGAGCGTCATCACCTTTGTGGAGTCGGCCTGCACTGTCTCGTCTGCCGAGCCGGTGGTGAACACCTTGCGGCTCGAAGACGGGGCCGTGACAGTATTCATGCCGGTATAGGCGGTGTTGGTCTGGACGGTATAGCCGCAAACCTGATTGAAAAACCACGTATCGAGACGATCTGCCCACCAGTCGCGCAAGCCGCTCATCGCCTCTTCGCGCACGCTGAACGGAATGCGCTGCTCGCTCATCTTGCCGGCGCTGCGAACAGCGTGGCGAAGCTGATTAATCAGAAAATCGTCGGTGTAGGTGGTCAGACTCTCTTCGCTGCCTTCGAGCGTGCCGTCGCCGGTCACGCCATCGCCGGTGAGCTGCATGCGCAGCGTAACGCGGACGCGGTCGCCGGGACCCTTCTTGGTGTCGTTGCGAAGCTGAATGACGGAATCGTCACCCTCGCCGATGAACTTCTGGATGTAGGTCGCCTTCAGGACCTCTCGGGCAAGCCTGCGCGACCACAGCTTGACCGCCTCGTTAGCGTTCACGCCATAGTTGGTGACAGCCATAGGGCTGTTCTCCTTTCAATGAGTGGCTGTTGGGGTTGACTGCGCTTGCGCCGGCAGCAGGCGAGAGGATCGACGTGATTGGACGGCTCAGTCGGGCCGAGGGTGACGCACTGTCACGCGTAGTCGTCGCGGTTGCGGCCCGCGATCAGCCGAGCAGTCCCTTGTCCTTCATACGCTTGAAAATCTTGTCGGCCTTGACGGGATCGTCGATGTAGAGCTCGGCCAGATCATCAAGCGACATGTCGTCGGCAGACCGACCAGCAGCGCCGCCGGAAATGGTTTTCGCTGCTGCCTGTCCCGCCTTGGTGGCGGCAACGGCGGCTTTTGCGGTCTCAACGGGCTTGGGCTTGCCCTGCCAGCCGCGATCTTGCGCGATCTCGTAGTAGAGTTCCGCCGGCGAGCGCCCGACGCGGAACGCCTGCGCCGCGATGGCCTGCCGGTCGTGGTTCAACATCGCGACGCGCATGTCTTCGATGGTCGCAAACCCGCGCTGCTCGGCCAACCGCTGCGCCTGCGGCGTGTCAGGGATCATCCGGGCAATCTCTTTGATGCGAGACTGCTCGAGCCAGCCGACCGCGTCGTCATAGTCGGGAATCTTAGTGCGAGCTTCGACCTCGGAGCGCTGCACCTCGCCCCAAAACTGGCGGGTGGCGTTCTCGGCTTCGATCTGCTCGCGGGTCTGCTTCGTGCCGGTGCGCAGCTCTTCGATGATGCGCTCTTGTTCGGCGATCTTGTGCTGGAAGAACCCGACCGGGTCCTCGTTGATGTCCGGGACCTTGGGCTGTTCGGCCTGCTGGGGCTGGGCCTTGGCCTGTCGCTCGGCGGCAATGGCACGAAGCAGCGTCTCCATTTGCTGAGCGCGCTCGGCGAGCTGCTTGCGGGTCGCCCGCTCCTCCGCGAGAGCGCCGTTGAGGTGCTTGTGCCGCTTCTCGAGCTCTTCATAGGGGAGCTTATCGGCAGGCTTTTCGGCCTTCTCAGGCTCCTTTTCGGCTTCGGGCTCGGGTTTCTCGGCCTCTGGTGCAGCCTTGGCTTCTGTCTCTTCGACCTCATCATCCACGTCCGGCTTGTCGGCCACGTCGCTTTCGAGCTGAGCCCACAACGCAGCCTCGCTATCACCCCCGGCATCGCCGGGCGCGGTCGCCTTGTCCATGATGTCACCTACTATCGAGGAATCGGCCTCGTCCGATGCCGCGAAATCGCTCGCGGCCAGCGATTACATCGGCACCTGCGGCGGCTCCGGTGGCCTCATGGCCTGGACCGCGCGTGCCTGGTTGAGTTGGGCGTTCGACTGGTCGACGGCGACCTCGGCCGCCTTGCCCTCGATCTCAAGCTGACCCATCGCCTGCTGCATCTGCTGCGCCTGCGGGTCAGGCTGCGATGCCTGAACGACCATCTGCGCGAGCTTCTGACTGACCGACGACGGCAGCGGCGAGAAACGCAGGAACTCGGCCCACATCTCGCCGGGGATCGGCTGCTTCATCAGCACGGGCATGAGCTGGACGAACATGCCCCAGACGGCCTCTTTCTGATTGGCGCTCATCGGGGCTTCATCAACGATCACGTCATAGGTGCCGGCGGTCTTGTCGCGCAGTAGCGGCACGTACTGGGCCTGTCCCTGGTCGCCCGAAATGCGGATCAGGCGGCCGTCGCTCAGATACTCCTGAATGTAGTGGAGCATGAGCCGGCCCTGCATCTTGCGATAGCGGCGCAGGCTGTCGAAGAACACGGCGAGGATCGCGTAGCCGGCTTGTTTGCGCTGCGCCTCGAGGACGCCGGCTTGCTCCTTTTGGACGAGCCCGAGCATTTCGAGGTTGATGCCCGTGACCTGGGGCATTGACCCGACCGCGAACTCGAGGAGCTGCGATAGACCCTGCGGCCAGTTCTTGGCCTCGCGCTCTTGGATCGCGCCGCGGGCAAGCGCGCCGGTCTTGACCTCAATGATGCCGTCCGGCTTGGCCCACTCTTCCATAAACTTGCGCGGGTTCTCCACGCTGTCCTTCTCCATCATCACGCCGCCCTTGGCCGACGTGTTGAGGATGTGCAGGATCTGAGAGAGCCACTTGTTGGCCCACATCTGCGGATCGATCATCGCCCGCACGATGCCGTAGAACGTGCCGCTGTTGCGGTCGCGCTTGCCGGTGATGCATTTGAACGTGAACTGATTGCACGGCACCGGGCCGGTCTCGAGGATCGTGTTCCCGGCGACAAACGCCTGCATATAGCGGCGCTGTTTGATCTTGGCGGCCTCAGGCGGCTGAAGCCCGTTTTGCAGAAACATCGTGACGGCGGCTTTGAACTCGTCGGGGTCCATGACCGCGACCTTGCCCGTCGCCGGGTCGGCGAGCTTGAACCCGTCCTCGAGCTCCCACCACTGATGGTGCCGTATCCAGACCTTTTTGCGGTCAGGCTCTTTGCCGGCGGTCTCCTGCTCGCCTTCCTCGTAGTCGTCGCCGGAGCCGGCCTGGCCCTGGTCCATGAACCCTTGATCGCCGTCCTGATCGCCGGCATCGCTGATCTTGCGGCGCCACTCAGGCGGCAGCTCGTCCTTGTCGCGATAGCGGGCGCGGTAAATCCAGCGAGCATCGGCCACGTTGCGCTTCGTCGCGGCCGGGTCGGAGAACATCTCGAGCGGATCGACGCGATCGACGACGATCAACCCCTCCGGGTCGCTCTCGTAGTCCATGCGGGTCTCGGTCCAGCCCATGCCGCACACGACGGTGTCGCTGAAAGCGTCCGATTCCTCGTCCTCGGCGTCGCACTGCTGGCGTGCCCATTTGGCGGCACCCGACACGATCTCGGACACCTGCACATCGCCCATCTCGCGGGGCGAATAGCTGACCTCTTGGCGGTTCAGCACCTCGGCGCCCGTAACCGCATCGATCATCGGGCTGGTGCGGTTGAACGTGATCGGCACGCGCATCTGCTCGAGCAGCGCCGCCTTGTCGTCGGCCGACCACTGATCGCCAGAGACGAACGCATAGCAGCGGCGTGCTTCCTGTCGCCATTTGCTCCAATGCGTGCGGGCCTGGCGCTCGCGAGACTGGAGCTTGCGCAATAGCTCCTCGTTCTCGTGGTCCTCGCCCTCGGCGCCTTCGTGCTCTGACGTGTCGTCGGGAGCCGAGGACGGCTCTTCGTCATCGCTCATGCTGCCCATGCTGACCCGCTCTTGCGTGCCTTGCCGTAGCGAGACGGCGGCGGCGTCACCGGATGCTGAGTGGACGCAAAGCGCAGCATCATAACACCGATGCGGGTTGCGCTCATCAGGTCGTCCCGCTCTTTCACAATCTTTCCGTCCTTGCGATGGTAGAGCCGGAACTCTTCCAACCAGTCGCCGAGGTTGGCGAACACCTTGAACCGGCCCGACTGCATGCGCTCGAGTAGTTCCATGATGCCGGCCTCGGTGCCAAAGCCGCCGTCAGGATGCGTTGCGTGCTCGTGGAGCATGTTCAGCTCGTGCGAGCGGTAGAGCTCGGCAACGCGATCCCCTGATGTCCGGTCCTGATGCAATCCGTCATGCGGCCAGGCGCACGGTATCCACTTGCCCCATCCGCGAAGCGTGGTGGCGTGGTAGGCGGGCGATCCCGTCCACTCGCCGTTGATGTGCTCGCCGCGCTGGCGGTAGGTGTGGGTCACGTACACACAGTCGGCGTCGCGATCCCAGGCCAGCCTGACCGCGGCGAATGGGTGATCCGTGCCGAAATCCAGGCCGTTGATCTGCGCCCAGTGCGCCGGGATCTGGACCGGCTCACAGACGATGCGCTCCTCGGCGATCGGGAACACACGACCAGAGCCCATGGTCGGGATGCCCTTGGCGCGGGCCTCGCGCTCGTGGGGCGGATAGCTGTCAATGATCTTCTGGCGCTCGGCGTCGGAGTAGTGGTCAACGTCGTAGATCGTCATTGATGTGACGTGACGCAAATCTATTCTCCGGTGTCAGGTCTCAGCCCGGCGAAACACCAGACGATGCGGAACTGTTTTCCAACAGGAACAGCGAAACCACCTCAGACATTCCAAGCAACGGCGTAAATGTGATCATCGTGAACTGACCGCGCTGGCCTCTGTTCGTGCGGGTCAGGCCTTCGGTGTAGATGTCGAGCGGCGGCTCCTCGTCGAACCAGACGCCATCGAGCGTCGGTCCCTGCCACTTCTCGCGGCCCTTCTCGTAGGCCTTGAAGCTCAGGACAGCAGTGCCGGCCTGGACATCGCCACCACCGCCCCAGCGTATCGTCACGCTGTCCAGCAAATTGGGCACGCCCATGGCCCGATTCCAGTCGAGCAGAGCATCCTTAGGCACCATCCCCGTGCCCCAGGCTTCCTCTTGCGTTGGCGGGCCGATGAGGACGCGCTGCGGGTTGTCTCGCGTGCTCTCGCCGGTCACGCCAGCCGCCCACATCTGGACGGGCTTGTCGAAAGTGGCACCATCCCACCAATCAGGATAGCGGCCGGTGAGGTGCATGGCCCATTCGGCGCCGCCGGCAATGGTCTTGCCAAGCTGGTTGCCGGCCATGAACAAGCGCTCGGAATGCGTGGCGCCGGCGCGGTGAAAGTCCCTCTGCTTACTGTAGGGTCTGTATGCTCTGAGGCGGTTTCTGTCCTGCCGGCGCTTCATCTCCTGCTCGAGCTCCCGAAGCAGCAAGGATGGATTGCAGGGCAGCGATACCGGCTGCGAGCTCATCATCGCTCATTTCCTCAACGCGGTTCGTCGTGACGTTGAGCTCCTTCGGCAGAATCGACGCGATCACCTTGAGATACTGATCGGGCTTTTCCGTGCGAACGTTCTGGATGACCGCCTCGCCGTGCTCCTCGAAGTCCTTGAGCATGGCTTCGACGAACGCCTCGCCGAGCTTGTTGCGCGCGCCCTTGGGACGGCCGCGCGGGTTTGCGTTATTGCCGGGCTTGAACAGCCACGGCTTCGACGATTTCTCTTCGGTTGTTACCGATGTTATAACGGGCTCATCGGACACTGTTCAATCCACCCTTCGTGCGAGGTCTGCAAACGCCTTGATGCTGGCTTCGAGGTCCTTGAGTAGCACGTCATGGCGCATATTTAGGCAGACGCTGATCCTGTGTCGCTCGTGGTCTGTCAGGAGGGTGAGAGCGTGTAGGAGAGCGTCGGCTTGCTCTGCGGCTCTGGTCGCGCTGGACTTGGGCGGGCGGCCAGGCTTGCGAGTGTCGGTGTCTGGGGTCATGCGGTTTTTAGAAGGCCCTTGTCGGTGAGGGCAGAGACGAGGCGGTCAAAGCGGCCATCCGTCTCGACGGTGTGGCGCTCGACGATGCGGGTAGACGGCTCCGCAGTGTGAAGCGGGGCGGCGGGTTCGTCCTTGCGACGGGTGCCGGCAGCGCCAGCGAAGAGCATCAAGGCAGTCAGGGTCAGGATACTATTGACCGTGATGGTCTTCTGGGCGGCGGCGAAATCCGACACGGTCTGCACGTCGGCGCCAGTATACTTGTTAGCGATCTGGGCGAAGGGGTCGACGGATGCAGTGCTGACAGGAGCGGCCTGGCGTTTGGCCTTGGCGGTGCGGAGCTCCTTGCGGGCGTCCTCAATCTTAGCATCTTGAACGCTGATCGCGTCCCAAGAGCGGATGTCGGCCTCGGCAGAGCGGTAGGTGTCGCAAAAGGCGCGGGTCTGCGGCCCCTTGGTCTCCTTGCAGCCGTTCGTCATCTGCCAGAAGCGGTGAGCCTCTGAACTGTCGATGACGGCGCGGGCGTCGGCGGCCGAGCGGGCGGGCTTGAGCTTAGAGCGAGCGTCGAAAAGGGCGGTCAGCTTGCCCTCGAGGCCGGACACGTCGGCAGTGGCGTCCTCGTAGACGGTGTGTTTCGCAAGACGCATGGCGGCGCCCGTGTCCTGAGAGGTGGCAGCCACGCCGAGGCTCTGGACGAAGCTGTAGGCGAAACACACGGCCCAGATGAAGGCCCCGGCCCCGGTGACAATCCAATTGCGCTCGCGGGCGGCTTCCACGGCGCGGTGGATAGCGCCGACCTCGCCCAGCACCACGGCCACGGCGATGGCGGCCCACAGGTAGGAGGTCGACGACTGGTAGGACCAGCCAAGGATGCAGGCCGACACGAGGACGATGACGAACGCCCACAGCATTGAGCGGTCGACAACGTACCGAACGGCCTCGGTAAGGCGGGCGTCGAGGGTCATGTGGTCCTCCTGAGGTTAGGGGGACGCGTTACGGTATCGGGCAATGATGGGCTCGGCGTCCTTGCCGAAGGCCCAGCGGGCTATTTTCGAGTTGATCTCGATGTCACAGGGTAGGCAAACAGCGGTCCAGGCATCCGTCGAGCAGATGCGCCATTGATGGACTGAGGGGGCGCCGCACTTGACGCAAGGGACACGGGATATGCCGCGGGCGGTGTAGGGCTTGCGGCGGGTCGACTTCATCCCCTGTCCCGGAGCACGAGGATCAGATCGGCAATGCAGGCGATGACGAAGATCAGGCCGAGGAAGATGAGTCCGATGGTGACTTCCATCGTTCATGCCTCGTTTATGTCGCTGCCCTGATTTGGGCGCGAACGGATGGCAGTGTGGCGTCGAGTAGCGTTGAGTTAGGCGCCCAGCCTGTCGCTGGTTAAAGCCTGCGTTGCGTAAGGTCGGAGCGACCCGCCGCGCTCTACCAAAGTCAAAAGCCCCGGCGCTGGTTAGAGCGTTGCCGGGGCTTCGATCACCCGGCCAGTTTGCTCAGCAGCTCGTCTTGCCGATCCGCCTCGCGCTGAACCACCAGCTTGCAGAGGTTCACGAAGCGCGCCTTGGACAGGTCGTTCTTCATGATGTTTACGATGGCGCAGACGATATGAACGTTATCCAGAAGATAGCCCTTGCTGGAGTCGATGCGGTCCACGCTGGGCTTGATGTCGTTGCGGGTGCCTTCGCCGGTCTCAACCAGCATCTCAATGCCGCTCAGGGCACACCGCCCGTCCTGCTCAAGGTACATGCCGAGCAGGTCGTCCTTCGTCACCAGCACCGGGATGCCGCGCGTGTAGGCGCTTCCCTTGAGCGCCGATAGCGCAGTCTCCCAGAATCGATCTAGCTTCGGCGTGTATTTCGGGTGCTGCGCCCACCTACCCTTGAGCTGGTTCAGGCACTTGTAGCAGTAGGGGTGGAGCAGCTGGATGATCATCGGCCCCACCCGTCGCGTCGTACCCCGATACGGGGCGAATTGATCGAACGGCAGGTTGCGATTGCACCTCCGGCAGCGGTGCTTTTCCGTGCGGCCGACGACTGATTTGATCGGTTTCGGCATAGCTTCGCCATCGGTGCGGGCATACTGGCCCCGCATGTCTTGGCGCTCCGCATCGCAAAAGCGGGAACGTGCCGCTGGATGCGCCGACTCCTACCTACCGCGCTTATACTGATTTGCCTCGCGGGTCAATGCGTTGGAAGTAGTCGTAGGCTGGTCGAGGGTGCGCTCTCATGCGGCCTCCAGTTGGGTCAGATCGAACACGACTTCACGCGTCGAACCGAAGAACTCGAGTGTGCATTGCGCCCGCTTGCGGCTGATCCGATCGACACGGGTGGTCCAACCCTTGAACGGGCCGTCGACGATCAGGACGCGCTCACCGGGCGAGAAACCCCGATTGAGCGGGATGGACCTCGGAGGGGCATCGGTGGACAGCTTGCGCAGGGCCACGGTTTCCGATCTGGAAAGTGTGGCCGGCATCCCGTCGCGCTCCAGATAACCCGCGATCACCGGGAAGGCCCGATGCGGCGTCGGCGTCGGGAAGGTGATGGCCCGCAGGTGGTAGAAGCTCGCGGCCGGCGGCAGGCTGACGAAGATGTACCGGGAGAGCATGGGATAGGGACGCACTTCCTTCCGGCGCTTGCGGAGCGGGCCAATGGAACGCCAGCGGTACTCCACCGGGGTCCAGGCGTCGTAGCCGTGGACCTTCAGGTGCTCGACGGCCTCAAGCTCACGCTGGGGCGAGGTCAGGGCTATGATGGTGTCCATGGGGCCTCAGGGCTTGGGCACGCGCACGAATTTACGCTTGGTCTTGGCTTTGTAACGGGCAGGCAACGGCTTGAATCTCATCGTGACGATGAGCTTGCCGTCCTTGATCGCGTAGCCCTTTACGCGGGGGCGGTGGCCGGTCATGGGGTGGGCTCGTCTTTTACATACGGGACGTCTTCCCAGCGCGACGAACCATCGGACCCTTGCCAGCGTTGCTGAAGGACGTAGCTAATAGCTGTTCGCGGCGAGTAAAACGCGCCAAGGTCGACCTCCCGGCCAAGGAACCTGAGTTCCATCGTGCGGGTGTAGAAGACGACGCCGTCATCTGACTTCGGTATGATTTCACTTGACATCACCCCTCCACGATCTTGCTGAGCTTCGCCATCACGTCCTCGCACTCGTCATGGATGGCGCGAGAGTTCGTCTCGTCTTTTAGGGTTCCGAGAAGGCGGTGGGCGGCGGAGAGGGTCAGGTGGTCGTTGGCAAGGGAGGGTGCCGGAACATGAATGACCGCTCCGGGGTCTCGCATCGCGCGAGCGACGCGATTCATCCAGTCCGCACTGATCTTTTCGTCATAAACGTAAATGCTCATCACACCCTGTCCTTCCTGCTGTCCTGCTCGATGATCTGCGCCGCGATAGACTTCCGGCGAGGCTGAGGTATGGCCTCACGGCGGCGACGCAAGCGGCGCATCTCTCGGTGGTGGGCCTGGGCGGCGAGCTCGTTGGCGTCGGCCTTGGCTTGGGCACGAGCGAGGCTCTTGCGGAGCTTGCAAACCTCACGCTGCTTGGCTTTCAAGGCCGCTGTGAGCCTCTGCACCTTGTCTGCCGGCAGCCATACCTCGTTGATCTCAGGGTTGATGGAGCGCTGGAAGGCTATGCGGTCGGAGAGGGTCATCACTCTGCCTCCGCAATGGCGCGCTGCATGCAGTCCTCGGCTTCCTCGATCGCGCCGAGCTTCACCAGCAGCATGCCCTCCAGGAACAGCTTGACGATCTTCTCATTGCGGACGCGGGCGGCCACGGCCTCCTGATAGGTTCGCTCGGCTTGCCAGAGGCACACGCAGCCGACGAGGCAGACGAACAGCGGAAGGCCCCACTGTAGGAGCTGGTCGTAGGTCACTGGTCGCCCTCCCCTGCCATGGCGCGGGAGCGGGGGGTGAGTTCGGATCCGGGAAACAGTCTCTCTCCGAGCTCGGCGCGGCGCTGCTGAATGGAACGGCCGAGTTTGCGCAGGGGCCCGGCCAGCGTGCCGGCATCGATCGAGCCGTCCACCACGCCGTCAACGAAGTCGGCCGCGTCGCGGAGCTCGCGCACTTCGACGCCCTTCGGCAGCCGCTTGTGCCGGCGAACGTACTCGTGAACGGCTTGCAGGTAATTCCCGCGAGCGGCTTGGCGGCCAAGCTCGGATCCGCACACCATCTTGTCGGCCAGTGCGTAAGCCTGCTCGCTCCACATGTCGTCGACCGGATAGGCCTTCGGCTTGTTTGGCATCCGCTTCGACCGCGCGTCGGCGCAGCCGGTGACGATCTCGCTCACGGTCGGGAAGCCACGGCCACGATGCGTGCGAACGATCAGGTCGAAGGCGTCGGCGAGCTCGGCGGCGGAGTAGTCGGCGATCAGGCGGGAGACCTCGGCCATCCAGGCGGGCCCGTCGTGGGTCTCCGGCGGGTCGTAGAGCACGATCAGGCGGGTCAGGAGGGGGTTGATGGGGGTGCTCACTGGACGCCTCCGTTGAACAGCCGGACCCATTCGGCGCGCTCGGCGCGGGCCTTGTCCTTCCAGTGCGCGGTGTGCTGGGGCTGGGCGGGCCCGCCGCGGTGCCGGCCGGCGGAGCTCAGGGACTTGCGGCACCAGTTGCGCCACGTGGCTTCCCAGTCGAGCTTGCAGGCTTGGGCCCCCGGCTTGGCGATCCAGTAATCCCGGAAGCTGTCGGCCTCGCGGGTGATCTCGGGCTCAGCGACGGTCGGGAAGTTCACCCGAACCCATTCGGCCCAAGGGCCCGGCAGGATCCAATCGTCCGGCAAGCGAGCTCCGCGAGCTTGCGAACGTTTCGGCTTGGGGGGGACCGAAGAGGGGGAATCTAACTTCCCTTCGGAAGAGTGTATCTCCGAAGGAGATTCCATATACGCGCGCGAGGGACCATTCCCACTTGTCCCACTGGCGGGAATTTCGGTCTCAGTTTTCCCACTGGCGGGACGAGTGGGAACAGTGGGAATCTCACTGGTGGGAAAAGTGAGACTGTCGTCGGCGGCTGCGGCGAGCTCGGTCATCGCCCGGTAGACGGTCGACTTGGGGAGGCCCGTGGCTTCCACCAGAGCCTTGGCGGATCCGATGCTGTGAACCAGCATCAGGATGCCCACATATTTTGCGGTCGCTGAGATCGGCAGCGCACCGATAGCCTTGATTTTGTCTTGGTTATCCGTCATAAATCACCTTGCGCATAAGCCTGCTACGGAACCGCGCTGCTAACGCGGGATCGATTGAAAGCCTCAGGGGCCCCCCTCCTGGGGCTTTTCCTTTTCGGGGACCGTCGGCACGATGAGCGCCACGGGCGGGATCTTGAGCTCGGGCCACATGTCGGCGATCCAGTTCTTGGCGGGCTTCTGTGCGCCGAGGATGCGGGCGCGAAGGACGCGGTGAGCGTCGAAGCCGTTGAATTCCGCCATCGGTGCAAGCCCGCGAAAGGGCCGGCGGTGGTTAGCCGCCGGCAGGCCAGTGAGGAAACGCTAGCTCTGGGCGCCAGCGGTCGACGGGTGAGTAACGGGCTCGCTCGACGGTGCCGGAGGAGGCGGAACGGCAACGGAGGACCCACCCGCCGACCGCTAGGGCCGGGCGCTACGCACTGACAGGGACGCGGATTGACGCTTACGTTACGCGGCGGCGCTGGCGGCGGCCGGAGCCGGTCGCCTGGGACGGGACAAAAAATCTGTCGGTGTGACCGCGCCGCCCGTCGCGATCGTGATACGCTCCAGAATCGCCCACTCAGGGCGACGCACCCCAGCGCAGTACCGGGTGACGGTCGAGTAGTCGACACCGATCAGACCCGCGAACTCGCGGGGTGTGATGTCCTTCTCGCGTAGGTAGTCTTTGAGCTTCATGCCGCGGATAATAATTGCCGCCGTGGCCACGGTCAAGCGTCAAAAGCCCGTGTGGATAACGTCAGGATGCGCGGAAAATTTGCCGCGTCGGCATTTTTCCTCTTGACGCTTGCCGTGGTGGCAATTTATGGTCACTTCCAGATCAGCCGCCGCCCGATCAGGGACCCCGTGGGCTGCCGGGGGAGAGAGTGGAGAGCGGCGGCTGATCACAGAACACGGAGGCGGACATGACGACCATCACGATTACCGAAACCGAATTGAACAGGGCCAAGCGCGCGATCGTCGTGCTGGCCGAGGTGATGAAGATGGTCGACCGGCTCAAGGGCGTGAAGCAGGCGCCGCTTGAGCTTCGTGAGGACATGGCCGCCCTGCTTGGGATCATCCGCAAGATCGAGCCGATCGCGGACGGCAAAACGATTTCTACGCACGGCAGCGGGGGTAACGACGCCGTGTGAGAGGGACCGGGCGGGGGAATCCATAACCCCGCCCGGTAATCTAAAGGGAGGCGGGAATGGCTACCGAAGGCACCTTTGAAATCGATCTCGACGCAATGGACCTGCCGGTGGCGGACGCCATCGTGTGCGTGTCCGGGATCACGGCCCAAGTCGATTGGTACGAGGACGCGAACGAGGACCTGCACTGGGACGTGACGCTGCTCGTCGACAGCAACGGCAGCAAAGTTCCCATCGACGTGACGGACCCGCTCGGCAAGGCGCTATTCGCCAAGGTCCACACGTTGCTCGAGAAGTCCGACGAAGAAGGCGGCTGGGCCGGCACGATCCACCAGAAGGTCGAGGACCGTGCTCCGGCTCGGGACAAGTACCGCGAGCACCGGCTGGGATCGTTCGAGCTGCTGGGGAGGCGGTGACGTGTCTGGACGAGTAACGCGGTGGGAAATCGAAGCGTGGTCGACGCGGGAAAGCATCAAGGTCTGCATCGGAGCGCCGACCATTCCGATGAAGAGGACGAGGGAAATCCTCGATAGCGGCAAGTTCAAAGACGCCCGGATCTACAAAGTCGTCGACGACATTAGGACGCTGGTTCGGATTGTCGACGGCCAGCCTCAGACGCGGGGCGTTCCGTGGTGGCGGCAGGAGGCGTGAGATGTGGGTGGCAAGGTGGCTTTTCGTCGGTTGTTTTCTGTGCGCGTGCCTAGGGGCACTCCAAGCTTGGGCCATGGCGGAAGCTATTGAGAAGGACACGAAGGTTCATTTTCTCGGCACGAAGCCGCGACCGCTCGAGCGGTTGGTCTGGTGCTCGCCGGAGGAAGAGTTTCGATCTGCGCTTGAGCGGCTGCGGCAAGAGAGAGGCGACGCAATCGCCATGCGGATGTGCATGGGCGGCGTCTACCTGCTGCAGCGGTTGAGCGCGGACGAAGAGGCAGAGCGCGAGGCGGCGCGGGTCAAGCACGAGGGCTGACAGATGGCACAGACGGACGAGTTTCAGAATTGGCGCGACGCGCTGGCTGGCAATGCAACGGCGCTTCACGCCGACATTCCGAACCCCGGATACTACAAGGTACGCGCCGGCAAGGACGGCCCGTGGCAGCCGGTGGCGATCTGGCGCAAGGACGGCAACCTTGTCTGCCGCGTTGCTGGCGAGATGAAGGACCCGCTCGAGGTCTGGACGTGGGCGGCCAAAAATCCGGTGAGCAAGGAAGCGGCGAAGCACGCATTCGAGCACGGGACGTGGCCGGGCGACGTGCCGATGCCAGGGCACAACTCGGGCACGCTCAGCTTGCCGGAGGAGATCGACGACGCGGTTGCTCAGGTCTCCGCGTGGCTGTCATCGACGAGGGTGGCCGACAAGGTCGCGGCCGACACGGCATCGAACTGGCGCGCTCGCCTGCTCGATCTCAGCAAGCGCGCGGACAAGCAGCGCGAGACGGAGAAGCGCCCGCACGACGACGCGGCGAAGGCGGTGCAGGCGAAGTGGAAGCCGGTCATCGACCGTGCGACGGACACTGCCAACAAGCTGCGCGACGCGCTCACCGCCTACATGCGCGCCGAGGACGAGCGCCAGCGGCGTGAAGCTGAGGCAGCGCGCAAGGTTGCCGAGGAAGCCGCACGCAAGCAGCGCGAAGCCGCAGAGGCCGCACGTCGCGAGGCGGCGGCTAAGAACGCGCCACCGCCGCCGGAGCCTGAGGACGTGCCGTTGCCGTTCGTCGAGCCGCCAAGGGTGCAGGTCGGCGGCCAGACGGGGCGCAAGACGGGCCTTCGCGAGGTCACCCGATACGAGGTCGAGGACTACGAGGCGGCGCTGGCAGCGGTGAAGGATCACCCGGACGTGCGGGCCGCGGTGGAGAAGGTGGCGGCGGCGCGGTGCAAGACCGGCGTTGCGGTTCCGGGCGTGCGGACGTTCAAGGAAAAGGTGGCGGCATAACCATGGGCGCGGTCCAACCAATTGACGCAGTGATCACGTTGCCGGCGATCCAGAAGCTTGCCGAGCAATACGACCTGAGCGCAGCGCACTTCGCGTTTACGTTTCGAACCGTGGCGATGCCACAGCCCCACACGGATCAAGAGTTTGTGTCGTGCTGCCTCGTTGCGCGAGAGCATGGGCTGAACCCGCTCACGAAAGAAATCTACTTCATGAAGACGAAGGGCGGCGCAATCCAGCCGATCGTCTCTGTCGATGGATGGGTCCGCAAGTGCAACGAGCACCCGCAGTTTGACGGACTGGAGTTCGAGGACATCAACGACGACAAGGGCAAGCCGATCGCTGTCACATGCACCATCTATCGCAAGGACCGAACTAAGCCGACGCGCGTCACTGAGTATTTGGAGGAGTGCGGAGGCGGTGCCGTGTGGAAGACCCACCCACGGCGCATGCTCCGGCACCGAGCGCTCACGCAGGCTGCTCGATATTGCTTCGGCTTTGCCGGCGTCATGGACCGGGACGAGTTCGATCAATGGGAAGCGCAGAAGACGCCTCCCGTCGCGTTGAAGGCAGTCGAAGACGTTCCCGACATACCCGACGCCTCTCCGTCTGACACCGAAGACGCGCGGGCGGCCATCAAGCAAGCGATCAGCGTCGAGATGCTGAGTCACATCCGTGACGCCTACGCTGACGCGGACTGGCCGGCGCTGGAAGCCGAATACGAGGCGAAGCGCGAAGAGCTGCAAGCGCGTGCCGCATGACCCGCGTCCGTCTCCGCCTGTTCGATCTTTCACTGGTGAGGCACTGGCGTTCCGCCGGCTACCTGCCCACTGAGATCGCACAGTCGACGCGGATGGACATCCTGACGGTTTACCAGTGCTGGTGGGAGATCAATGGCCATGAGCAGCATTTCAGAACGCGCGAGCGCGATGGTGCAGCCGCTCCCTCAGCGCGAGAGACCGCTGTCGGAACAGTACCGGCTGGTGGCGAAAGCATGGGTCGAGGCGGAGCACGCGGCGAGCCTGCTGGAGGACACCAAGAGCGCGACGCTCGCGCAGATGATGGTGGCCAAGGGCGACATGCCGGTCAGCAAGGCAGAGATGCTGACCAAGGCCAGCCAAGACTGGCGTGATCACCTAGAGGTCATCGCGAACGCCCGCAAGCTCGCCAATCTCCGCAAGGTCCAGATGGCCTACGTCGAGATGAAGTTCAAAGAGTGGATGGCGTCGGACGCGAACCAGCGCAGCGAGCGGAGACTGAGCCGATGACCACCGACCATCGCCTGATCGTCCTCGGCGGAGCGATCCTGTTCGTTATCGGAATGCTGGCGGGGTCCGTGCTCCAGCTCATCAGGGGGTGCTTGTGATGAACAGAGACGACGAATTTGCTGATCGCATCGAGCGCCTCTTGGGTGCCGCAGTCGAAGCCTTGCGCGCTGGCGACGTGGATGGAACCACGATGCTGGTTCAAGAGGCCGCCGCCGAGTCCGCTTACTACGACTATCTGCGGACTCACCCTGAGCGCGCGGCAACCGCGCCACCGTGGTCGCGGCTTTCGTTCGCTGCCAAGCAGCGCTGGATCGCAAGGATACAGCCGAGATGACCAAGCGACCGAGGGATTCCGTGAAGGCCCGGCGCATCTGCGTCGACACGCACTCTTACATTGGACCGTTGGGCCGGAAGTACATTGATTGTCACGTCTGCAAGCTGCCGATTGATCTCATCAACACCAAGCCGGCGGACTGGAGAGCGGATCATATCAAGCGCCATGCCGAGGGCGGCGGGGACACGCCGGACAACCTCTGGCCTATCTGCATCGACTGCGATGCGGGCGCCGATGGGAAAGCCGCCGAAGACACGCGCGCCGTCGCGAAGGGCAAGCGGATGGGCAACCGGCATGACGGGGTGAAGGTGCCGGGGAGGGCTTGGCGATGAGCAAGGTGTTGCGACTGCCAAAGCTGTTCCGCGCTCGCCGGCCGGACCCCATTGCCGGCGGTGCTGTGGAAATCCAGGCCCTCTCAAATTGCTGGCGCGAGATCGGCGGGCTTCACGCCACAGCCCAGCTTCGTGTCATCGAGCACCTACGCCAGATCGTCGACGAACGGGCCATGTATGAAATGCAGGAGATACCCCATGAGTGAGAAAGACGGCGGGCCGGCGTTTCCGCACTTGAAGCCAATGTTCCGTTACGACGGCAACGGAATTGCGACAGAAGTGGCGCCTGAACTCAACGGCATGAGCCTTCGGGACTGGTTCGCGGGGCAGGCGCTGGCTGCTTGCATAGAGGTTACGAGCCAACAAACGGAGCTTCACCGCATTCGTGAAACGGCGAAGGCAAAGAAAATTCCGGAAGATCAACTGACGCTCACGATAACGGCAAAAATGGCATACGCCTACGCCGACGCGATGCTGAAGGCACGGGGCGAGACATGACCCGCGCTCTCTGGCACTGCGCCAACGCCGCCGTGTTGGTTGCGGTCTTGATTGCTTCGTTCCCGTTTTTTGTCGCGGCGGTCATTCATCAGTCGTGGCGGTGGGTGGAGCTCCAAGCCGTCTATGGCGGGGACGAAGCACAGCGGGACCGGGACGAGTGGAGGGGGACATGACCCGCCCAGCCTACATGAGCCGGGAGACCTTGGCGCGCACGCTCGAGATGGCGGTCGGGGCTATCGACCAGCTCGTCAAGCGCGGGTTGCTGCCACCTCCTGTCATGATCGGCGAGGCGCCGCGTTGGCGGTGGGAAGATGTTGACGCGTGGGTCAAGGGGACTCGACAGGGGGAGATCGGTAAGGATGCTAACACTACCGACGATCCTTACCTCGCAGGGCTCTCCAATGCCCCCAAGGCTGCCGCCGCACGTCGTCATGGTCCGCAACAAGACCGGACGCCCGTACTACTACCTGCACAGGTTCAGAGGGACAGCGCGAGCTGAGCCACGGATCCGCCTCCCGGATCCTGAGGTCGAGCCCGACGCGTTCTGGCTGGCCTATGCCGACGCGATGAGGTTGCCGCCGCCGCGGATCCGCACGGACACGATAGAGGCGCTGTTCGACGCGTGGCGCGGATCCCCGGAATGGACCTCGATGAAGGCGAGCACGCAGCGCGAGTGGGGCCGCCTAGCTAAGAAGATCCTGAGCCATTGGGGATCCCTAGAGGTCAAGGGGATCGAGCCCAAGCACGTGCTGGCTCTGCGCGACCACTATGCCGACCGTCCCGCCACCGCGAACAATATTCTGCGCGTGCTCGGATCCGTGATGAGCTGGTCCGTCCCGCGCGGCTGGCGGGAGGACAACCCGTGTCGCGAGATGAAGGCGCTCAAGGGCGGAGACGGATACGAGCCCTGGCCGTGGGACGTGATCGAGACCGCCCGCGCCGAGCTCCGCCCTGACCTGTGGTGGGCCGTGGCGCTGGCGCTCTACACGGGGCAACGGTTAAGCGACGTGCTGGCCATGCGGTGGTCAGCGATCAATGCCGGCGGGCTGCTGGCAGTCAAGCAGGGCAAGACCGGCAAACACTTGATGATCCCGATTCACCGGGACCTTAGGTCCGTGCTGGACAACGTTCCTCGCCGGGCCGTGACGATCCTAACCAGCGCTGAAGGCATCCCGTGGCGGGGCGGCTTCCAGACGGCGTGGCGCAAGCACCGGCCCCGGCTTGTGGTTGAGCGCGGCCTGGTCTTCCACGGGCTCAGGAAGTCCGCCGTGGTGACGCTCCTCGAGGCCGGCTGCACCGATGCCGAGGTGGCGGCCATCACGGGGCAGAGCCGGGCCATGGTCGAGCACTATGGGCGGCTGGTCAATCAGGAACGGCTGGCACGGTCGGCCATACTGAAGTGGGAAAGCCGGTGATGGACATTCAGCGGGAGTTGGCGGTTCTTGCGCTCGAACTCGAGCGGCTAGACCAGCGTCTCCAATCGGCTCGGAACACCTACGAGTCCGAGGTGTGCGATATCGCCGACGCACTGATGATCGCACACGACAAGCGGGCGGTTCTGCTGGCGGCGTCCCATGGGGTCGAGGTCGGGACCGAGCTGGTCATCATGACCCCGCACGTATGGAACGGCAAGCTGGTCTCCGGTCTCCACATTCGAGTCGAGCGGATATCATCGGGCGGAGAAGATGCCGTGTACTACGATGCGTCGGTCAAGACCAAATCGGGATGGTCAAAGCGGTGGACCTTTACCAGAGCGTCAAACTGCACAATTGCAAACACGGTTGCAAACACGGACGCCGAATAACGGCTAAGTCATGGAGCGGGTGAGGGGAATCGAACCCCTATCATCAGCTTGGAAGGCTGTGACTTTGCATCTTAAATGCTTGTGGTGCTTTGACGTTGTGTTTGCACCAGGGTCGGAACGTCCGGCGAATAGGGCCGGAACTTGTACACACCGACCCTCCATTCCCCTTTTCAGTCCTTGTGCCGACACAGGCAGCACCGCCGCCCCGGTCGACACCAACTCGTGTAGCACCTGAACCGCCGCCACATGCTTGGCTACCTCTTCGCTTTGGGCTCCTTTATCGTCACGCAGCTTGTGCGGCTGCTAGAATAAACTCTGCTGCAAGCTGGGGGACGATCGCGTTTCCGAAGGCGCGGCGCTGATCCACGCCGGCGGGTATCCCATTAGCCACGCGAGCCACGTTGGGTTCGGCATTCCACCAAGCACCGTAGCGAGCGAAAGCCCCGTCGAACTGCGTGTGGCCTTCGCGTAGTCCGGTCCAGCGTTGCCGCCGCTTGCCCTCGGGGTAGGAAAGAAACCACAGCCGGGGGCGATCTTGCAGGGAGCCGACGCTCGCAGCCGGCAAATCAGCCGCCCCGCAGGCGTAGCCGATGGCTTCCAAGTCAGCGAATACACCGTCGAGCCAAACCCACGCGCCCGCAACTTGCTCTCCAAGGATGATTGCAGGGCGATACTCGCGGACGAGCCTGAACCACGCGGGCCACAAGTGTCGATGGTCGCCGGCGCCACCTCTGCGGCCCGCCTTAGACCATGGTTGACACGGGCACGATCCCGTCCACACCGGCTCGTCGTCTGGCCACCCGGCCAATCTGAGAGCGAGAGACCATCCGCCAACGCCGGCGAAGAAGTGGTGTTGCGTGTATCCATGCAGGTCCCCAGCCGTTACATCCCGTATGCTGCGGCAGTCAACATCGCCGTCAGCGACAACGCCGGCGTCGATTAGGTTGCGCAGCCATTGCGCCGCATACTTGTCGCTGTCGTTGTAGTACGCGCGCGGCACAGCGATGCTCCTAAACTTCCGCGTTGATCCTCATGCACCGCGTCCCGTCACTGCGACGCGTGTAGCAGACCCAGTAGGTGATGCGCTGTGCCATCTTCGGCGTCGTCAGCGTCTCACCGCAGCGCCTACAGGTCACTGTTTGCATGATGCGCCCCGCGAGGGATCACGGCGAAAATCTCCGACGCACACCATGCGCCGTGTAGGCGTGCTCCGACCTGCTCGCATCTAAGCGCCATCACATCTTCGCCGAGCGCCTTGAACGTCAACTCGATCACCTCGGGCAGCTTGGCCAGCACCTCGTCTCGATCCTTGCCACTGGCGACAAGTCCAGTCATGTCGAGGCTGCTGCTGTAGACGCCGGACGCGGCGTGTTCCAGGTCGATCCGGATCAGCTTGGCTTTCATCGGCAGGGCCTCCT